TGAAAAAGTAGCACTTCAAAAGCAAAGGGATTTAGCGGAATTAGATGCTTTAAAATTAACTGAAGAAGAAAAAGCAAAAGCACGTTTAGCAATATTAGAAAAATATAAAATTTTAGAAGGAGAAGCAAAAGTAAAAGATGCACAAACAGCTAAAGACGAAGCTCAAAAACAAAAAGATGAAGCGGAAAGACAAGCTAAAGAAAAGGAGGATATAGCACAAAAAGAAAGAGAATTTAAAGAGCAACAATATAGAGCTACTTACGATAACCTACAAAATATTTTATCTTTAGGAGGTAAGAAATTAAATAAAGTTGCAAAGGCTTTAGCTATTGCTGATGTGGTTAGAACTGCTGCACAATCTGTTTCTTCAACTGTTTCAAGTATTGCAAAAGCAAATGCAGCCGCTGTAGCAGCTTCTCCATTGACAGGTGGTATGCCTTGGGTTGCTATAAATACTGCAAAAGGAGCTTTAGAAATTGGTTCAACTATTGCAAGTTCTGTGAAATCTATACAAGCTATTAAAGGCGATTCTACTTCTGCTCCAAGTGGTGGTTCTGGTGGCGGTGGTTCTGCTGGTGGAGGCGGTGGAGCTCCTGCTCCAAGTTTCAACGTAGTAGGTAATTCAGGAGTAAATCAAATTGCTCAAACGTTAGGAAGTCAGCAACCTGTTCAAGCGTATGTAGTCGCAAACAATGTAACTACTCAACAAAGTTTAGATAGGAATATAGTAAGTAACGCAAGTTTAGGATAATAAAAAAGCCACTCCAAAAGGGTGGCTTTAATTATTAACTCAAAAAAATTAAACTTTATAGAAACAAAGACAATGCAAATATAGTAAATTTTATTTACTAAAAAAATCTTTTATAAATTTACCAACTAACATATAAAATACTATAAGTATTGGTATTCCTACTAAAACTAAAACAAGTAATTTCATTATTTTAAATTTATAATTGAACCTTGATTACCTAAAGTAGTAGTTGGTAATTTACCATTCCAACGATTAATTTTATTATATTCTAAAATCGTAGGAGTAATAGATTTATTTAGCATTTCATTTGCTTTAGCTTGACTTTCTGCATTCATAATTCTTGCTTGTGCATCTGCTTTAGCTTGTATTATTTTAGCTTCTGCGGTTGCATTTGCTTTTTCAATTTTTGTTTTTGCATCAAGTTTAGCACTTTCATAATTTGCTTTAGCTTGTTCAATGTCGGCTTTCTTTTCACTTTCTGCTTTTAGTAAAATAGATTTACCATCACTTTCTGCATCTAATTGGTTTTGTTGTCTTTGATAATCATTACAAGAAAATAACGAAATAGACAATCCCAAAATTAACAATACTTTTTTCATAATAAATTGTTTAAAAAAATCCCCAACACTCGCTACAAATGTCAGGGATTAAATATCTTATTGTTGTAGCGAAGCACAAATATAAAACAAATTTTTGATTATAGTGTTTTAATTTAAAAAAGATATGAATTTAATCGAATTAATTATAGACGATAAAGACGAGTTGAGCGGAGTTGATGCAATTTCAGTTGTTGAAAGTCCTGCAATCGAATCCAATTTCGTAGCGTTAAAGTCCGAAGAAATTAAACTCGCACAAGTAGATAGCGAAAAACGTATTTTAATGGGTGCGGTTTTAATTCCCGAAAAACCTATCTATCGTAAAAATGGAGAAGACGAATATTATATCTACTTTTCAAAAGATACCGTAAACAAAGCAAGTCAATTATTCTTTAAAAATGGCAATCAAAACAATTGGACTTTAGAACACAACAAAGAAATTAAAGGATTGACTGTTGTTGAAAGTTGGATTGTAGAAGATACGCAAAAAGATAAATCAGCAATTTACAATTTATCAGTTCCTGTTGGATCGTGGATGGCTTCAGTAAAAGTTGAAGATGATACTATTTGGAATGACTACGTTAAAACAGGGAAAGTAAAAGGTTTTTCTTTAGAGGGTTACTTTGCTGACAGGTTAGAAGAAAAGAAACAACTATCTAAACAACCAAATGTTATCGAACAAATAAAAAAAATAATAAATAAATATGAAAACAAAAAGTAAAACAAGTCCAAAAGGTGGAAAGCGTGGTTGTCTATGTGATGACGATACTTATAGTAAAGAATGTTGCAATGGAGATTTGCAAAATCAAGGAATTGGCAAAACTACAGGAGTAGATAACGTAACCATTACAGAAAATAATGGAGTAAGAGTAATAACAAGAATAAACGGATAAAAAATGACACCACAAGAAAAAAACGTATTTGGAAAATTATTCCCTAAAACGGAATTAGGAACGCACAAAGTAGATTTGGCTTTATCTGACGATGTTAGAGAAGCTGAAAATAATTTAAAAACAGCTTTATTATCTTTTGGACAAATGAAACAAGATTTTGAGAAAGCAAGAACTAATTTTAAAAAAGAAGCTGACAAAGCGTATAATGTTGCTTTAAAATATAATGCCACTGCAAATGATTTAGGTTTAAAAGCAATGGATAACCCAAGTTTTAAAGCTATTAATGCTTATTTAGATTCTGACTTGTATAGAAGTGTAGATAAGTAAAAATACAACAACATTAATCAATTAGTGTTTTAATTTAAAATAATATTAATATGTCAAACGTACTAACAGAAATCAAAAGGCTTTTAGGGATGGAAATCCAATTAGAGCAAATGACTTTAGACAATGGTACTGTTATCGAAGCGGAAATGTTCGAAGTTGCTGAAATCAAAGAACCTGCACCTACACAAGAGGAAACTCCTGAAGTAGAAGTAGAAGTTGAACAAGCTGCTGAACCTACTGCACCTAAAAAAGTAATCGAATCAACTACTAAAGAGTCGCATTTTTCAAAAGAAGATGTAGATGCTTTAAAGTCTGAAATCGAAGCATTAAAAACAGAATTAGCGTCTATGAAAGAAGTTAAAGAAGTAGAATTATCTGCACAACCTTTAACGCATAATCCTGATGCAAGACCAAACGTTGAAAAAATCTTATACTCACAAAATAGAGTATTGACAACTTTCGACAAAGTAATGAGTAAAATTGCTAACTAAATAAATTAATAAAAAAAAATGGCTACTACAACAAGTATCACAACAACTTATGCAGGTGAGTTTTCAAAGAAATACATATCTGCTGCATTATTATCAGCACCTACTATCGACAATGGTGGGATTGAAGTAATGCCAAACGTAAAGTACAAATCAGTTATCCAACGTTTAGCAACGGATGGAATCGTTAAAAACGCTACTTGTGCTTTCGACCCAACTTCTACAATTACTTTAACCGAAAGAGTTATTACTCCTGAGGAATTTCAAGTAAATTTAGAATTATGTAAAAAAGACCTTGCAAGTACATGGCAAAGTATTGAAATGGGAATGTCTGCTTTTTCAGATTTACCAAAATCATTTGCTGATTATTTAATCGGACACGTTTCAGCTAAAGTTGCTGAATCAATGGAGATTTCAATTTGGAGAGGTGCTAACGCTACTGCAGGTCAATTTGATGGATTTGTGCCTTTAGCTACTGCTGATGCAACTGTAGTTGATGTAGTAGGTACAACTGTTACTGCTTCAAACGTTATTGCTGAATTAGGAAAAGTAGTAGATGCTATTCCTGCTGCACTTTACGGAAAAGAAGATTTATACATCTACGTTTCTCAAAATGTTGCAAGAGCTTATGTTCGTGCTTTAGGCGGATTCGGAGCTTCAGGTTTAGGAGCAAACGGAACAAACGCACAAGGAACACAATGGTTCAACAATGGTTCATTATCTTTTGACGGAGTTAAATTATTCGTTGCAAACGGATTAGCTAATAACTATATGATGGCTGCTCAAAAATCAAACTTATACTTTGGTACAGGTTTACTAAATGATATGAATGAGGTAAGATTAATTGACCAAGCAGAAGTTACAGGAGCGCAAACTGTAAATGTAATTATGAGATTTACAGCAGGTGTTCAATATGGTATCGGTTCAGAAATCGTATTATATACTCCAGCATAATTAATTTAATAACTAATAAAAAAGGTGGTGCAATAAACACCGCCTTTTTTTATAAAACAAATATATACTATGGCTTGTGATTTAACATACGGCAGAAAAGAAGTTTGTAAAGATTCAGTAGGTGGCTTAAAAGCGGTTTATTTCGTAAATTATGGCGATGCTACTGGATATACATACGACGTAACAAATACAGATGTAATTGATGCGGTTGCAGGTACTCCATCTGCATACAAATACGAGTTAAAAGGTGCTTCAACCTTTACTCAAAACGTGAATAGTTCACGTGAAAATGGAACTACTTTTTGGGAACAAGTTTTAGAATTGACTTTCAAAAAATTAACTGTTAAAGACCATAAAGAATTAAAACTTATGGCTTATGGAAGACCGCAAGTTATCGTAGAAGATAACAATGGTAATTTCTTTTATGCAGGTTTAGAACACGGTTGCGATGTAACGGGTGGTACTATTGTAACGGGTGGTGCAATGGGCGATTTAAGTGGATATACTTTAACTTTAACAGGTCAAGAAAAAGCACCTGCTAACTTTATAGGAGATACTTTAACTGCTGCTGGATTTACAATTGTATCAGGTACTTAATTTTTGAACACTAATAATTGTAAAAGCGTATCTTAATCGGTACGCTTTTTTTTTATTTAAAAAACAAAAAAACGAAAAACGTGTTTTAATATAAATAACTATTATGATTATTTTAAGAGAGCAAGAAACAGCACAAACATTAAACGCTATTATATACGGAAGCGATGCCGATACTATTGTTTTAAGAGATGAAGAAACAAATATTGAAACTGAAATTGAATGCGTATTTTCTATTTATAAATACTACGCAATTACTTCGGTTATTTTACCTATAAAAGAAAACAAATATTATACTTTAACTATTAAAGATTCAACAAGGAATGATAATGTAGTTTATAGAGATAAAATTTTTTGTACAAATCAAAATTTACAAAGGTATAGCATAAACAAAGATGCTTACGTTGAACATAGAACAACAAACGAATATAAAATATTTGAATAATTATGTATGTATTAAATTTAAGTGCTTATACAAGTCCGCAAATTAATGAAAGTAAAAAAGGTGATTTTGTGGAATATGGAGCAGATAATAACTACTTTCAATTTTTAATTGATAGATATTTATATAGCACAACAAATAACGCTATTATTACTGGTTGTAGTAATATGATTTACGGAAAAGGTATTAGTGCTTTAGACGCTAATAAAAAGCCTGATGAGTACGCTAAAATGATTTCTATTATAAAGCCAAACGCATTAAAGAAAGTGGCTTTAG